CCTGCTCACACTCGACAAATTTGTCAATCGCTTTCTGCTCCCTAACCTGGGTGCAAGGAAGCAAAACCTTGCTAAACAACAGAGTTATCTGTCGTATAGCATGGATTGCATCGATTGACGGATCGTCGAGTAATCGCCCACCTTCACGGTCGAAAATAAGGCCGAGGAAACCCCCTAGAAATAAGGGGAGACCTCCTCTACCACGGCGAAAGCCCTGGAAGAGTTGAGAGCCTACCTGACCTTCGTCCAGACTTTTTTGGAAGTCTGAGGCGAAGGTCGGTAAGGTTATCGTCAAAAACGATAACCCTTCACTTTCGACACGCATCGTGATCGTTTTAAGATCACGAAGGGTGCTAATGCGACACCATGTCCCCAGTTCTTCGAGGACATCCTGCAATGGGAACATCAGGCTTTTCACGGCCCCTCCTTATAGAGGTTATCCGTCCCTAGCCATGGTGTTTCTTTCACGGAATCACGTACTGCTACGTGATAACTCACCTTTCAATGAGCCAAACCGTTCTTCTAAGCTGACAAGGCTTAGTTCTCGTTGCCCAGAAGCTGGGTAACTTTAGAACCCGAAGACGCAGTAAGATACGCAGTTAGCGCATCTACAATCTGCTTCTGCTCCGCAATCGTGAACCCGGTAACCGGAACATCCACTACAATGTATGTTGACATACTGTAGAGGATACTCTGGGCCGAGATCAACGGGTTTGGAGCAATCTTCGAGAAGTCAATGCGGCATTGGTGACGAGTTCTCTTCCCGTAGGAATGAGAAACCGTCTCCTTGACAGTCCCGTCGTCTTTGGTGAAGACGCCTGAACTGACGCCAGAGCTCGTACGCGGAAGCGTCTGAGCTACAGCATTGATAGTAATGGTTTGTGGATCGGCGAAAGCCATGGCATTCCCTTAACAGGTTGGGGGATAACACTGGTATGTGTTAGCCCCGAGGTGTTCCTGGACAATCTCGTGCGGATCCTTTTCCAAGGGATCCTCATACGATACTGCCAGGACGCCAAGTAACAGTATTGTCACTTGGCGAGTCCGCTTCGGGTTATTCCCAAAGCGGACAAAATGGCCCATTGCCTCGGCGTGAAAGCGTCGAGGTTAAGCCCAAAGCCCCAAGGGTATGCGCGCTGTCTCAGTTTGGAATGAGTACCAAATGACTGAGTTAGCGTCCCCAAAGAACCGCTTTTAAAGGCGATTCCTTGAAGAGTGTAGGTATCTACTGTGCTATTTTCGCACATAAGATATCCACGCCGCATAATTAACCCATCCTTAAGGAATGCAGAGGCATTGGTAAATACATCACCAATGTTTACAAACCAATCGGTGAGCCAGGTCCAGGGCGTCAAGTTCCACACCACTTCGGGAGTAATCTCGAAGCCCAATAGCTTTTCAGCTATTGAGACAGCTCTTTGGAATTTCGAAAACTTATCGTCTCCGAAATTCAAAAAGTAGCTGTATGTTGCGGAAAACCAGTACTCCGTGATGGATTCACGGGTCTTAGTTTGAAGCCCTGTGTTCGCGCCTAAAGCAAAAGTACCAGTTCGTAAACCTGGGGACATAGGTACCCCAGAAACTGTACTAACGCTTACAGAGCGCTGTGTGGGAAAGATGCGACGTCGGGATATATTACGTCCCGAATCTCGCTCGTATTGATCAATCAAGTCTCTCGACTTAAGAATGATCTTTGCTAACTTCGTGAGGTCGGAAACCAAAGGTTTCCAACCAAACTCGTAGTTCAGGTACTCTTTACTCAATGAGTCAAGAGAAAATCCTTCCCTACGAATCGTGCGACCAATCATGTCGGGAATCCCGTCACGAATGATCTCACCAAGGAAGTTGGCGAGCGACGTCACTGGAGCGGTCGGTACGGTGTCGGCTATGGCGGCGCCCCCCATTGCGAGTGCATT